CGATCCGTGACGCGTCGATTCGTCAAGGGTTGGCAGAGAAGGCGTATGCCGAGTCGTCGCCCGAAGTGCTCGCGTCTGAGCGACAGGCAAACGCCATGCTAACCGAGGAAAACGAACGGCTCACCGCACGCCTCACCGCCCTTGAGTCCGAGCGCGACGCTCTACTCGCGGCAGCAGGGAAAGAGGCGGTGGCGTGGTTCCACAATACCGCGCGTGAAGGTGATAAGCCGGTCTACGAACAGGTGGCGGAGGAATATGCATGTCCCCCGGCCATTCCGCTCTGCCTATGCGCTCCCACCGCCGCTCAATGCACCGTGCCGGACGGATGGAAGCTCGTACCGATCGAGCCGACCAACAAGATGACGGCTATAGGACAAGACTCGTTACCAATCGGTCTGGAGTATCGGCGCGATATACCGTGAGATGCTTGACGCCGCTCCCACCGCCGCTCTTGAGAATGGAGACGGGCGGGATGCGCTAGAAGGCGTTGCGCAGTACTTCGAGGACAGCGGTGATCCGGAGGGCGCGGCGATGATTCGCAGGTACGCCTCCGTGTCACAGAAAGCGGGAGAGCAGCAGTAAATGGCAGACGCAGCACAACGCATGGTTGAAACCACGAAGAACGCATGGGGTGTGAAATGAGCGAAATCGAGATTGCAGAGCGCGCGGTCCAACTGTATGCGCAGCGCCACCCGAGGCCCGTCCAGGTGACGATCACTCAGGCGGCAGAAATGCTCGGACTGAGCCGGCACACGGTATCGAAGATGGTCCGCGCCGGCCAGCTAAAGCTGAATCGCTGCGGCCTTATTCCTATCGAGCAGGTGGATGCCATGCTGATGCCATGCTGATGCCAGGCTAAAGGCGAGCGGCGATGTCCTCTTCGCTCTCGCGGTAATAAACCCTGCTGAGCATTTCAAGATCCTTGTGGCCGCTGATCTTCGATAAGGTCAGCACGTCCACCTTCCTCGCCAGGCGGGTCAGCGCCTCGGCGCGAGCATCCCGAAACTGAAGCCCCGTTATCTTGCGCCGTCGCTTCGCCTTCCGGAACAATGTGACCATCGAATCCGCCTCTACCGTGAAGCAGCGCTCGCGCTGGGCGACCAGCGCCAGCAGTCGAACGGCGTGGCGAGTAAGAGGTATCCTGCGCGGCTTCTGCGTCAGGTATTGCGTCTTGTGCGTGACAGTCGCGACGCGCTTCTGAATGTCGAGCGTAGCCTTTCCAAGCTGAAGCACCTCACTTGCGCGCATTGCGGTGCGCAGTGCCACCAGAAAGGCGAGCGCCACTTCCTGGCTCTTCGTTTCAGGAGCCTGCCCGCTGACATACCCAAGCGCGCGCACGAGCGGCCTAACCTCCTTCCAGGGATCGACGCGCCTGTCGCGCGGGGGCGCCTCCTTCGGAATCTTGAGGCCGTCGAACGGGTGATGATCGATCCAGTGCCATTCCTTGCGGGCAGTGATAAAGACATTCCGCAGCAGGTTGATATCCCGGACGACAGACGATCCTGAAACCTTCTTCATGCGTGCGTCGCGCCATTCCGCGAGTTGAGGTGTTTTGAAATCCGCCAGCCTCATTTCCGCAAGGTGAGGAAAGTCACGGACGAACGCTGAAAGCCTCAAAGTCTCCTTTTTCTCGCCCTGTTTTTTACTTGAGACATCCCGGACATATCGCTTGAACGCATCACCTACCGTATGCAGTTCAGCAGGCGCGAGCTTCAACGCCTTGCGCATCTCATCTTCACGCGCAGACGCCCATGCTTTGGCCTCTCGCTGGGTGCGAAATACCTGGGTATCCCGCTCGCTTTTGACGTAGATCTGAGCCCGCCATTTGCCATTCGGCTGCTGGGTAATCGAGGCCATGTGTGGAGTACCGTGTGTGTGGAATGTGGGGAGAAGTCTACAAACTTCTACACACGGCGGTCAATCGGCACCTAACCGTGCACCATCAGGGTTAGCCTAAGCCCTTGTTTACACAAATTTCTTCACTTACCGTAGAAACTTGTATATAGTTGGTGGTGCCGGGGACCGGGGTCGAACTTCCAAGCCAGGAAGGCGAACCCGATACTTCAAGAGAAATTATGTGGAGCCCGGTAAAGATTTCGGCAGCCAAGCCGATAACCAATCATCGCACCGGGAGATTCACCATGCGCACGTTCATTATCGCTGTAGCAGCACTCTCGTTCTCTACCGCATCATTTGCTTCGTCCATGAGCGCCAATGCAGGACACCACGGCGGCGGCAATCACGGCGCTGTAGGCGCTGCGGCCGGCGCGTTCGGCGGTGGCAGTTCGTCTGCCGGTTCTGCTGGCTCGGGTCAGTCGGGTAACGGCGGCTCTTACTGGTCGCCGAACCTCAATGCCGATCCCGTTGACGCATATCAACCGTGGCCGCAGAGCGAAATGCGCCAGTTCCAACGCCCTTAATTCTGCGCTGGCGTGGACTGGGCAAGCAACTCGGTTTTGCGGTCGCTAGATTGGCTGCTACCGAAGTAGTATGCAACGACGGCCGACCATGATGCACCGAGCGCGCCAAGCATCAGCATGAGGGCGTCGTGTGCTTCCTTCTGGATCGGATAGAACATCATCAGCCCGAGGCAGCCGAAGAACCCGAGCGTCACGAAGATCGCCAGGAATGGCGCCGTGATGCTTTTGGTGCTGATCTGCATCGCACGCGCGCTGGCCCTGTCCTCGACTGCGAGAGAGGCCAGGGTTTCGGTATTCTTGAAACCTGCTTGCGCCATGGCGAGCGCGTAGTCCTGATCCGCTTTTCGCATGGCTGCCAGTTGCTCAGGCGTGGCGCCGCTGATTGCCGCAGCAAGAGTTGATTGCCGGTCGTCGGTCGATGCATCCGGCTTCGGCGTGATGCCGAACACGCTTTCCAGTGCCGTGACAGCGCCGCCGGCAAGCGGGCCGCCGAGAACAGTTGCGATCGTCGGCGCAAGCGTCTTGACGACGTTCAATGCTGAATCCCATGCGCTCATGCTGCGCTCCTTTCGCTGAGTGCATCCTTGGCAAGCGCAAGCAGCGCGAGCCGGTCTGCGTAGCCATTCATGCCGCCATTTATCCGACGGGTAATCGTTGCAAAGTCGCCTGCGTCCGCCAGTTCATTGAGACCATGCGTGGACCAGAACCATGCGGCCGACAGCGCGGCATTCGACGGCTGCTCCAGAAGCTCGGGCGACGACACGAAGTCAATGCCGAGGGCATCGCTCGCTTTCTGGTAATTGGCGCGTCCGGTGATCTGGATCAAGCCTCGCCCCATAAAGCGCTTTCCGTCTCCCGGCTCCGTATTGCCGAGGTCTTTCCGGCCTTCGTATCCTGCCTGTGCCGGCGTCGGTCCCCACAGCTCGCGCACGTAAATAAGCCGCCCGCTTTCATGCCCGATCTGGGCGAGAAATGCCGCTTGCCGTGCGTCACTGTCGATCGCCCATAACGCCATTGCTGCAGTGATCGGATCGGCCCATGCCTGCGTTCGCGATGCCGGGATGCCGAGCGCCGCGGCAAGCGTGTCGGCATTCACTTTTGCCCCCGATACCGGCTGATCGAGATATACGTCTGAACGACGCTATAGATCGTCGATGCAAGTAGAGCCAGCCCCGAAAGCGTGATGCTGTCGATGGCGTGACCAACTAGAACCCCGAGCCATGCCGGTGCAGTTTTGGCTACCGCAATGATTTGTTCTTTGTAATGTTCCATGGATTCAGTCCGGGATCGTGGCATTTTTTCCATCATCCGCATCAATTGACTTGAGGCAGTGATCCTTCTGGAAGATGTTCAGGAACTTGCAGAGCACGCAGGCCCATACTTTCCCTTCTTTCATTCCCTTGCCGGCGCGACTGCTCAGGGTCTCATCGCTTGCGCCGCCGGCCGCGACATTGAGGGCTCTGTCCAGTAACAGAAGCCAGTTCATCGTGTACCGCAATAGAAAGTTGAGCATCGTCGTTCCCCGTCACGCGTATTCTTCGATAATGAAACCGCCTGTATTACCCGCTATGCCGGCTGCTGCCGACTGGTTCTGAAGCACCGTTGCGCCAATCCCGCCCTGCCCGAGCGAGCCGAGCGGAGTCTGACCGCCATAGCCGCCGATACCATTCCCCGATCCGCCGATGCCGACCTGTCCAACCTGGCCTTGACTGGACACGAGGAAGGTCCCGCTTCCGGAAGGTGCGGCTGCCTGCGCACCGGGCGCCGCAAACACAGCGCTCGTTGATGCGAGCCCACCTGTGCCACCGGGGCCGCCGGGGAGCACCAGCAACGAGCCGAACGAGCACTGTTGCCCCGCCCCACCAGTGTTGCCAGTTACCCCTGAGCCGGCGGTGCCAATCGTCACGGTCTGCGATGCGAGACCCGATGGAATCCAGATTTCTCCGTATGCGCCTGACGAGCCGCCAGCACCTCCAGCGGTCTGTCCTGATGCCGTGGCACCACCACCACCGCCTGCACCACCGCTACCCGCACCGCGCACGCGCGCAGCAGTTGCACCGGGCGTCGGCGTGTAGGTCCCTGTGGCGGTGATCTTCTGGATATTCAGCAGGGCACCCCGGCCACCGGTCGAGCCCGACACCTGAAAGTTCGTGCCGTCATAGGTGACCTCGACAATCTGGCCTGAACGGATGTCTCCGACCGCAAGCGAGGTAGAGCCGAACTTCGTGATGCTTACCGCACCGAGCCCGTTGACGTTGAGCGTGACAGCCGTCGTCGTATTGGCGCCGGCGGAAATGAAACGGAATCGCTGGCCTCGCGCGTAGGCGGCCGGCGCGATATTCGCGGCACCTGTAATCGTGTCGGTTCCCGACACTGTTCCGAGCCAGGTAGGAGTACCATTCTGGAAGTCCTGAACCGAGATCGGCTGCTTCTGTGCCGTTGCGTTCGCAATGTTCGTGAGCGTGAAGCCGCCCATCGGCAGATTTGCCGCGGCCTGCTGCTGACCGTCTTTCGTCATGCAGATGGACAGGCCCGCGGCGAAATCGGCGTCCTGACCTTGCATGCGCGACGAGCTGATATTCAGGCCATTGGCTGCATCCGTTTGCCAGTTGTAGACCGTCGAAAAACTTCCTGACCCGTTGAAAGGCATCTCAGACCCCTATGAATTCAGAACAGTCGTTGCGCATCGTCCTGAGCGTCGTCATGACCGGTTTGTTAAGTGCTGGGTTGCGCCGCATATATGCCTTACTGCTTCGCTGGTGCGATGCCATTGAGGAGCGCAGTGCCAAGCGCCGGGGCCAATGGGACCCCGTAGCGAGAAAGCGCATTCCCTATTGGGACCGCGGCAGCAGGACGTGACATAAGAGCGGCCTGTGCTGCCCGCTGACCGAGTGACGTGTAAGGAAGCGCGAGAGCCGCTCCACCGACGGTTGCTGGTATTGCCGCGCCAGGCGGCAGGAATGCATGCCCTGCCGCTGCCGCGCCGAGCAATCCAAGCATTGAGCGCCCTGCCGTTCCGCTGTCTGGATATTTGGAACCGAGCACCTGCTGACCCGCGCTTGAAAAGTCCTGCATCAGCGCGTTTCCGGTTGCTGTGGCGCCCTTCCCAACTGACTTGTCCGCGCCGCGCACGGCGTTCTGAAGCTGGGCTGCAGTGAAGATCCCGCCGTTATTCATCGCCCCCTGAGAGCCGGCCGCGCCGCGCAGGCGCACGAAATTCGCATAGGCGGCGTTCGCGTTCGATAGGCTCTGAACTGCTTCGGGCGCGTTATAGCGCGGCAGCGACGATTCAATAGAGTTGCCAATCTCGCGGATTGCCTGCCCGAGCTGGCGATTGTCGAAAGACGGGTCTCCTAGATAGCCGGCAGAAATCTTGCCAAGTTCGCTTTGAACGCCCTTGAGCGTCTGGCCGTCCATCTGCCCCTGCGGTCCGAGCTTCCCGAAGATCTGCGTCTTGAGAACGTTCATGAACGTCTGCTGTTGCGCTGCCGGCAGGCCCTGCGCCATGCTCGTGAGATTGGCGATGTCGCTCTGGAATTGCGGGTCCGTGGCCTTGAACGTCATCTTCGATAGCGCATCGTCGTATGCGTCATTGATCGTCGATTTGACGGCCTGCACACCTTCATTCCCAATCGGGCCGCTATACGTCTTGCCGAGGGGCGCGAGCACTTCGTTATAAGTGGCCGTGTTGAAGCTCTGCACTGACCGCTGCTGTGCGTTCTTGATGAGGTCGCCAAGCACGGGAATGCTGGTCGCCTTATCTTCCATGCGCTGCCATGCGCCGCCGAGAATCTGGCCCGGTGTCATGGTCACGCCGGCTTTAGCCAACGCCTGCTGAGCCTGGCCGCCAGCACCGGAGAGTGCGGCGCCAATTGCGCGGGTGAGTGGAGCAGCTACAGCGCCCGTTGCGGCGCCCGTTCCCATCTGACCGAGTTTCTGGTCCGCGAAAGTCTGCCCCGGTTGCAATTCGCCGACGGGCTGCAATGCTCCGTTGACTGCGCCTGATAAAGCGCCCGCGCCCGTGACGCCAGCCATTCCAGAGCCAGCCGGAAGAATCGCAGCCAGTGGAGCAGTGGCCAGCGCCTGACCGCCGACGCGCCCCCAATCTATCCCGCTGCCGCCCTGCGCGGCACGTTGAGCATCGTATGCCTGATCCTGCTGACTCACGGTCTGCTGCATCTGCGGGATCGCTGCGCGCGCACTCGTTGCGAAATCGGAATCAGGCGCGATCTTGTCGGCAAGCCATGAAAGCCCGTGAACGATGTCCTGAGCACCACCCTTAACGATATCGCCCGCGCCCATCACGACAGAACCTGGGACCTTCCATTGAGAGGGTTGCCCGACAGCGGTTTGTGGTGCCGCGGCTCCCGTTCCGCCCGCTGCCGACGCCGGGACTGATGGCGCAGCGTTGAGATAAGTATCAAACGATGGCGCCGAAGCCTGCGCGGGCGCGGCGTTCAGGTAGTCGTCGAAGCCGCTCATTTCAGCAACCCATTGTTATATGCCCACTCGAAATTTGAGCGAAGGGCTGGATTGGACTTGATAGCGGACTGCACCGCCGCGCGCTGAGCATCCCCCGACAGACCCAGGATCGGCATCATCGATGGCTTGATTGCCTGATCAAACTGGTTTTCGAGAGTCGTATATTTTTTGGAGTCGCCCGACTGGTAGACAGGCGTCAGCAGATTCGCTTTGAGCTGCTGCGCGCGAAGCTGATTGATCTGCGTCTGCAAACCGTCCTGGATCGCCTTATTCGGCTTTCCATAATCGGGAACAGATTCGCCGGTCAGTTCGCGGCCTTTGTCTGAGCCGTTTGTCCCGTTCTGGCCGGCAAGAAGCTGGATGACGTTTGCGCGCTGCTTTTCATATTCGGCCGCATCAGGGCTGATCGTCGGCGCAACCATGGTTCCGAGTGCGCCAGCGGTCAGAACCGGATTCTTCCTTGCGGCAAGTTCCTGCATTTTCTGCAATGCGTCGAGCGCGCCATTGGCGCTTGAACTGATCCCTTGGAGCTTTTCATACGACGCCTTCATAGTGTCCGCGCTGGCCTGTTGCGAGGCATTCGCGTTCGAAGTAGCGCCCAGCGGTGGAGTCGCCGCAGCGCCACCCTGGGAAGCGCCACCACCAAAGACACCTTGCGGGCCATTCTCGTGCAGGGAAATTGCGGTGCTAAGGGACTGACGAACCAGAGGATTCGACAGGTCGAGCTTCTGATTCGGGCTGATGCCAAGACGTTGTGACACGTCCTTGATATACGCCTGCGTGTCGTTCTCGTTGGGAGGCGCCCACTTCGAGATCACGCCAGAGAGCGTATTGACGCCCTGCTTGCCATAGGATGCGAGATTGTCGTCGAGCGCCTTCAGGCCCGTCTGCATGTCGGGATACTGCGCAAGTTTTCCGCCCGGCATCATTGCACCGGGGTTGTTGTTGCGCACCGGCGCGGGCGCGCTCGGATTCGTCACCGCAGCTTCGTTGGAATACTCCATCTGCTGCGTCTGCGGGTTGTAGACCTGAATCGGCTTGAACTGGGCGCCACCGGCAGCAGTTGCCGCGGCATTCCCTTGCATCGCTGCCTGCGCGCCAGAAAGAGGCTCAACGCCTGCCGAGTTGCCGGCCGCATCATAAAGCTGGCGCGTGCCGGGAATATCGGACGCAGTGAATGCGACAGGCTTGAGCGAATAGGGATCTCGGAACGTGCCAGTTCCGGTCAGCGGCGCGTTGTATGAGTCGTGCATGAACTGCCGCTGGTTCGCAACCATCGGATCGAATCCGCCCTGGCGCGCGGCAAGCGTGGCCGCCGTCGGCGCTGTCTGCGCTTCGAGCATCTTCGCGTAGGCTTCGGGGCCCAGCATTCCGTAAAGGATCATGGACTGCTGCGGCGTTTTCCCCGGCATCGTCAGCACGCCGTTTGCCATCTGCGTTTGCGGAGCAGCCTGAACAGGTGCCGCGCCCATCGCTGCGCCAAGTTGCGCACCCGAAGGGCCTGCTTCCGACTGCCCGCCACTCGCACCACCAACATCGGCGGCCGGCGCCTGCGGCTGACCGCCGAACGCATTCCCATACATCTGCCCCATGATCTGCGCCTGCTGACCCATCGAGTCGCGCGCGATCTTGTTGCCGACGTACATGTTCGCCATCTTGGCGAGACCTTCGAGCGGGCTGATGCGATAGCCCATTCCGCCGACCTGACGATTGCTCGTGTCGATCGGCTGCAATCCCTGCTGAAGCAGCGCCTGCCCGATAGCCTGCTGCTGCTGCAACTGCATCAGGTTCTGCTGCTGGTCAGGCGGCAGCAGCGCCAGCATCGGATTCATCCCCATAGTGGGCTGAGTCGGCATTTCAATATCCTCCGTACAGACCGAGACCGCCCATGCCTTGCAGCATCATCTGGCCGACCAGTTGCTGTTGTGGCGTCTGGGCATAGCCGGTGCGCGCCGGCATCGCCTGCGGTGGAGCGAGCAGCGTCGCCGTGGGGTTCTGGTAAGCGGTCGAGTTATCCGACTGACTGTTCGCCTGATTCGCGCGCTGCTGTGCAAGCTGGCTCTGCTGCTGCATGACCTGCTGGGCGAGGTTCGTGAAGTTGCCCATGTTCAGGCCACCCATCGAAGCGCCGCCGATGTTCGACAGGCCCGCGGTTTCGCCCGACATGCCGCCGCCAAGAGCACCGCTTGCCGTGCCGCTCATGCCGCCGCCAGGCAGCAGGCCGCTAAAGAGCCCAGTCGGAGACGACCCTAGAGCGCCGCCCATGTCGCCGCCCATCACCGTGCCGAGACCGCTGCCGCCGGCTGATACCGTTCCAGTCATGCCGGCGTCGCCAACGGCCGCAGGACCGCCGAAGAAACCAGTCAGACCACTCGCCCCTGCACCACCAGCGCCTGCATCCGCACCGAGCCCACCGCCAAGACCGAACAGGCCCGACAAGCCACCGCCACCGCCTGCACCTGCCGCCGCACCTGCTCCTTCAGCGCCTGCAGCAGCGCCGCCGCCCGCACCACCAGCGCCCGCACCGAGCGCCCCGCCCAATGCGCCGCCAGTGAATACCGAGCCGACCACCGCGCCGACGGTAGAACCTGGTTTGTGATCGACCCAGTTATGAATGCCGGCCGTCTGCGAGTACAGCGGATCGATATACGATGTCGCCTTGTCGATCGGCGTGACGACCTTAGACAGTCCCTCATTGACCAGCGAAGGGATTTTCTTGCTCGTAAGATCGATGTACTTCTGGCCGCCAATCCACGAAAGCGGATCGGTCCACCGCTGGAACTTCGAGCCCGCCATTCCAAGCGGATCTTCGTAGTTGTTACCGCTCAGTGAGTCGCCAAAGAGCCAGGACATATCAGTCTCCCAGCAGGCGGTCGTAATTCACCGCGTCAAAGCCGCTCGGCGTTCGAACGACAGCCTGCGGATCGACGCGCTTTACTTCGTCCGCCATCACGCCATGACGCACCGTGCCGGGTTCGTCCCACACATACCGGTAGCGGTAGAAGTTCACGCCATCCTTCAGCGGGCCGACTGCTTCGATGTCCGTTTTCAGACGACGATCGGACATCATCTGCCCCATCATCGGCATGGCCGCAGCGCCCAGGCCAAAGAGCCCGCTCTTGGAAGAGTTCGACGCTCCGGTCGATGCGTTGTAGGCATTCAGTTGACCCTGGTACTGGTTCTGGAATGCCTGCGCGATGTTTGCCGGGTTCGCCGCAGACTGGGCGGTCCCTGTGTTTCCAGGCACGAGCCCAGCGAGGCTTGACAGTTGCGAGTACGGAAGTTGGGACAGCGACGCCTGCTGGCCATAATTCACGCCCTGCTGGTTCAGCAGATTGCCCTGCTCGCCCACCGCGGCGAGGTTGTTATTCAGCATCTGCGAGCCGATCTGCGAGCCCGTCAAGACCGACTGATTTGCCGCATTGCTATACGCCTGATTCTTCGAATTGTTGAAATTCGTCATGGCGTTGTCGTATGCCTGCGATCCGGGGACAAGCCCCTGATTGGCAAGCTGAGACTCCAGACTCGACTGCTGCTGCTTGAACTGCGGATCGAGATACTGGGTCTGCGCGGCGTACGCGGCCTGCTGGCCCTGCCGGTTGGCATCCTGCGCGGCAGTCGGGCTGATCTGCGAGCCGAGCCCTGCGAGTTGCGAATTGATGCCGCCGAGCCCGAATATCGAGTTGCCGACGGTTGCATTGGAGTTGCCGGCCGCCGACATCGAGCTATTCAGCAGATTCTGGAGCGGCTGGCTTGCGCTGATGCTCGTCTGATAGATCGGCGCACCCGTGGCATCGGTGCCAACCACGTTGCTCTGCTGCGAGCCGAACGGGTTCGAATAGTTATTGAGATTCAGCGCCTTGTTAAACTGCGCTGTCTGCTCGTTCGTCTGCGTCGTTGCGTCCGCAACCTTGTACGGATCAGGAGCCTGCGGCGCGCTGCCGCCTTTGCCGCCGCCTTCAAGCGTCGCCGGCCGGTTCTTGCCGTATGCGCGCGTGAATGCGCGCTCTGGCAGATCAGGAAATTCGTTGAAGTGCCGCACGCAGCCTCTCCTGTAGGAAGCGGCATTCGCTCTTGAGCATGCCGTAAAGAATCAGGTCGCAGCCATCTGTGGTGCCTTCACGCAGGATTCCTTCACGCCGGAATCCAAGGTGCTCGTCAAAGCGCTGCGCGTCGGCGTTATCCGCGCGCACGAGCCCCGTTACTCGACGAACGCCGAGCTGCACAAAGGGATAGCGGAAGGTCGCTGCAAGGAAAGCCGGCGTGATCCAGTGACGCGAGCCATCCGAGGCCACATGCATCACGATCGACGCCTGCGTGTAATTGGTGAACAGCACGCCCGCGGTAAGTTCGCCGTCTTTTTCAAGGCCAAGCGCCGTGTAATCGCGAAACGATTCCTCGCCTACGCGATCAGCGACAAACCTCATAATCCGTTCGGGTTGATCCCAGACAATGCGTTTCATCAGTGCTTTCCCGATGCGCAAAGCTGGACGAAGATGCGCGTCTGCTGAGCGCATCTTTTACCGCGGGGAACCCCGCATGCATGAAGATGGAAAATCTGCCGCTTAGTGTAGATAGCGGGAATTCAGAGCGTTAGCTGTGTCTGCGGCTCGTACATGAAAGTGGCGGATTCGATCGAATAGGCCACGCCTTTCGTCTGGGTTCGCATGCGGTAGGTCGCCGCGTACCCGATACCGTCGATCGATTGCCAGTCAGACTGGATGATCTGCGCACCGTTCCACGGCACCTGATCCCATGGCGTTGTGTCCCATGGCGTTGAGAAGCCCTGAGAGAATCCAGGCGTCGAAGTCGGCAGTGAGTTGCTGAAATCGACCGACAGATCCATCTGTAACGAGAACGGTGAATTGGCGAGGAACACCGGGCGGACCATCTTGAAATACTTCTGCACGCCGCGCATGTTGAAATAGTTGAACGCCGGCTTGATGTCCGCGTTGATCGCGTTGCCGCCGTCGTCATTGCCCACATCCGCCTGCGCGACACCATTTGGGCCGCCAAAGAACAGGCCGCTGTTGTAATACGCGAAACAGGTCGAATTCCACCCAGTGAAGCGGCACCATGCATTCGTCAGCGTGTTCATCACGTACTGGTAGGAGACCGAATCCTCAGCCGTCGGCACGTTGACAAGCAGCTTATTGCCGTCGGGATACAGAATCACCTGCCAGCCGAAATGCGAGCCATAAGCGGCTACATCTGCAGTAACGCTCGGGCTGATCTTGCGCGTGAGCGTTTCGTTGCGCTCGGAACGATCGCTTAGCAACGCTTTGCTGAGCGGCGTCAGACCGTCCGCCCCGATGAATACGATGTCCGAACCGTACTTCTCATAGAAGCGCCGGCCGGTCGGCGCGCCAATGCGGAAGTGTGCGGAGATCCCGAAGGCGTTCGCCTGCGACGGATCAGAGCCCTGATACACCACAGCTTCACCGACCGAACTCACCAGCACGAGGTAAGGATTAAGGCCCGCGGAATCGTCAATGTTCCATGTCGCCATGCCAGCGAGGAAGCCGCCCAGCGTCAACTCGGAACCGATGTCGAGCACATTGGCCGCGCCCCCGACCTGACCAACCGGCAGATACCATGCTTGCGTCGTGTTGAGCTTGGCGAACCAGAGCCGCTGCGCGAACACGTTGACGCTAACGAAGGTCGAAGGATCGACGCCAGTAATCGCGATAGGCGTCGATGAGTTGGTAATCTGCTGCCAGCTTGTGCCGTTATAGACGAGCGGCGCATCGACGCCATTCACCATCACCAGGAAATCCGCGCCGGCGTTGCTGAAGTTCACATACTGCCAGCGCGAATTCGTGAGCCCGGAGATGACTGGAGCCCCGATCGCTATCACATAGATCTTGCTGATTCCCGTCGGGACCGCTGCGGTGAACGTGAGCGTCTTGCCGCTGAGCGTGTACTGATCCGGGCTCTGGAATCCGCCGTCAAAGTGAACGAGCAGGTTTGCGGAACTCGGGTAGCCTTGCGACAGCGTAAGCGTGGTCTGACCACTTGCCGCAAATGGTCCTTCCTGCACGACATTACCGACCGCAACCGCGACTATATAGACCGTCGATGTGAACGTTGGAATCGCCGAGGTGAAGGTCAGCACCTTGCCTGCAAGGGTGTACTGGTCCGGTCCCTGATACGTGCCGTCGAACCATACGAGCAGGTTTGTCGGGCCTGCGTAGGCTTGGGAAAGGGCGAGCGATGTCTGACCGCCGACGCCGGTAAATGGTCCCTCGGCAACGATATTCGCCGTCAGCGCACCGATGCTCTCGATATAGACCTGATTCACGCCGACCGGGATGGGTGACGTGAATGTGATGCTGTTTGAACCTACTGTGTACTGGTCGTAGCCCTGATACTGGCCGTCGAAGTGGACGATGATGTCGGCTGATTTTGCGTAGGTTTTCGACAGCGGAAGGGTCGTCGTGACGCCGCCAGTGAACTGCGCGCCGGCCACAAATGGACCTTCGATGACGACATTCCCGGCGCCGATCGGCTGATTAGCCGACACGTCGTAGACGTTGCCCTTCGATACCGCGAACATCTTCCTGATCGTGCCGGCCGTATAGACAGCCAGCGTTTCGACGTTCGTCAGGCCAGATCCCCACGTCTGGTAACCATTGCGCAGCGGCACATCTGCCGTGCCAGGGAAATAGTTGTCCAGAATGACCGCATCAGTGGGCGGCATGTTCGACACCGCGTCGAGCGTGTTCAGACCGCCGACGGGCGGCGGAAGCGTTTCGGTCTGGAGGCGGGGCGCGCGGTTGACGGGGCGGCGCATGGATTACGAGCCGAAAGAAGTGTCAGGGATATTCGCGGAACCGAGCAGAATCGGCGGCTCTGCGCGGGCATTGATCGGAAGCACACGCGATCCACCTGACCGGCCAATTGCGGCCTCGACTGCATCGTCATATTCGCGCTGCGCCGAACTCGAATCGAAGCCCTTGCGGTTCAGGAAGCGCGCGATGATGCCGAGGATAAAGAGCCGGTCCTGAAGCACTGGCGTATCCGTATCGGCCGCCCATGCGGTTTGAGGCACCCCCGCGGCGGACTGACACCAGCCCGTCGAGTAATACTCCATCACCAGGCTATCCAGAGACGCCGGTACCGGGTTGACGAAGATTTTGTTGTCCATCAGGCGCCAACGCAGCCGCGGGCCTGTAGGGCTGATGCCTGACTTCAGCACCTGCCATTCCTGCGCGTTCAGCGGGCCAACCAGTTGCCAGCGGAAAGACCGGTCCCAACCTGTCTGCTGGATGAAGTGGTCGCAATCCGTCGGCACCGCGTAGCTTTCATTGCCGAATGAGAATAGCGCGCCGGTTGCCGTGTTCAGCGCGGTCTGGTTCAGCGTGACCGTCATCCCGACCGGATCTACCGCGGTCACAGTGACACCGTAGGGCGTCGCCGTGCTCGTGCCGACCATGCCGACGGCAATATTCGCCACCGTGTTCATGTTCGTGATGACGTTCGATCCCGCAGTCGTGTTGCCGCTATACCCGCCATATCCCACGAGGTTGAACGTGTATTCCTTGCGCATCGCCGGCCAGCCGTCATTCATGCCGCCGCGTGCTGCCAGATCCTCACCGACGCGCGTTGCGTGAATGAGCATCTGCGAGACCGTCTTGTCCGTGTTGCCGATAATCTGGCTCGGCTGCGGCAAGCCGAAGTCGCCCATGACCTCCTGAATGATCCGCAGGATGGTTTTCTGTCCAAGCGAGGTAATGGGCTGGGTCATGGGTTACACGCCTGAGAGACGCTGCTTGAGCAAATAGCCTTCGAGGGCCCAGATCTTCTCGCGTGCGTTCGTGCGCGCGATCTTCCGGCCGATTTCCTCATCGAAATTCGAAGGGCTTGCGGCGGCGCTTTCCCCGGTCACGGTGAAGCCATTGTTCAGCGTCAAGCAGCACACAGTGAGCGTCGTTCCGGGGAAGACGTGATATGCCTCGCTCACGATCGTCGCATCAATATGCGCGGGCGTCAGGCGCGGAGCATTGAGTCCCTTGGCCTGAATTTCCCCTTCGATATTCTGCTCATCGGTTTTTGGGGTATGGACGGCCATGTTCATGATTTGCTCCCTTTTTCCTTTGCACCAGATTGCGCGAGCGCCGCGAGTTCCTTGACCTGGCGCTTCAGGTCCTCGATGTCTGCGTCGCGCTTTTCCAGTTCGCTCTGAAGGCGCAATGCCTCTTTGCCGTTCTCGGCCTGAGCGAGCCATGCAACCGCCTTGTCGCGCAGCTCGCGCGCGCCGAGCCAGGACAGGTTGCTATCCGCGATGCCGGCCAGTTGCTCGACCGTATGGATGTGCATCGCCTTGAATTCCATCGCCTGCGATTTCGTCAGCGGACCCCATTGTTCGATCGGTGTGCCGGTCTGAACCTGTTCCTGCTGAGCCTCGAAGGCTCGCCACTGCTGCGGGAATCGACGCGGATCGGCCGGTCCCTGATGATCGTCCTCGAACTTCACCGGGCGGAAAATCTGCTTGGTCCGGTCGCCGGGGAAATGGATGCGCACATGCGGCACGTCCTTGAAAATCGGCCGACCTTCTTCTTCCGATTTTGCGGTCTGATGGATGGCCTCCATCGTGAATTCCACGTAGAGGCGGCTATCGTCGCCGTGTGAGACGTGCAGCGAGTTGCCCTGTTCAACGATACGGGCCTGTGCGAAATCCATGGTGGTGAGTCTCCAGATGAGGGAAAAAGGGAGGGCCGAAGCCCTCCGAAGATGCTGCCGCGTGGATTACGTGATAGCCGGCTGTGCGGTGCAGCGGTCAAGCAGCAGGACAGCCTGCGTGGCCGACAGAACGACTGCGTTCGAACCACTGCCGAGCGTGACAGCCGGAGCCGTAGCGAACTTCGCGCCGAGCAACTGCTTGCCATTGACTGCCGTCGGGCTGACGACGCCAGCGGCCTGCCAGTACACCGGGTTGCCTGCAACCGGCGCACCCTGGCAGGTGACGATGGCGTTGCCGCTGACCTGGAACCAGCCCCACTGATTGGCCGTCATGGCCGACACAGCCACGCCGATCACGTCGCCGCTGTTTGCCGTACCGGCCCATTTCGCCGCGCCGTTGATGATCGCGCCGTTCGTGAGCGACTGGTTGAACTGGCAAACGTCGCCAGCGGCCAGCGTGCCGGTGGCCTGGGCGTAGACGAATTCGCCGCCGCCCAATGCCGCGTCATAGCCGCGCATGATCTCGAAGCTGAACGACTGACGACCCGAGCCCGTGCCGGCCACGAGGTTGACAGGACCGGGACCAGCAGTGTCGACATCCGTCAGCTTGACGACGCCCAAGGTGTTGTCATATGCAATGAAAGACATTTCGTTTCTCCCTTAGGCGATCAGCACGCCCTGAAGGCGGCGATTGGACGTGGTCATGTTGCCGGCGAACCCAACTAATTTCACCATCGCGTCCTGATTGACTGCATACCGGTCGTCGCCGATCGGTGCAAAGTTGCGATCGACGTGCGGGCGGAAGTAGATGTAATCCGTGTTCAGGAAATACATCGTGCTTGCCGGTGCGCCGCCGCCGAAGCCGCCGTCTAGCACCACGTCCGAATTCATGTACTTCAGCGAGTCGAAGCCCGCTTCGCCCATTTCGTTCGACGTGATGCGCTGGATGGCCTGCAACGATTCCAGATACAGACGGAAATAGTTGTTGTCGGCGATGATCAGATCCGGCTTGTCCGTCTGACGCACGAGCTGCACGTACAGACGGTTCATGTACGACTGGATATTCGCCGAGGTCGTGGCGCCGCCGCCGTCCGTGACACCCGAGAACTTCAGGTTGCGCCAGAAGCTGCCCACGGTCGTCGATGCGTCGATGCCACCCACCACACCGGTCGTCGGCGTGTTCGACACGAGCAGCGCGAGGCCGCCAATCTGCCGGCCGCCGTCAGCGGTGCCGTCCGAATAGCAGTCGAGCGCGATGTTGTTGACGAGCGTCTTTTCCGCGTTCTTGATGCGCGATTCGAGCAGGTCGATGATCGCTTCCTCGCCGGTGTTCTGGAGTTGTTCCAGACCGGAGATCGAGACGGCCACGGCTGCCTGCGCGTAGTTGTATTCCGCGCCGGTGAACACGTCGGACGGCGAAATGTTCAGCGCTTCATAACCGCTGTAGCGCTTGAACGTGCCGTTTTCGGCGTATTCGAGTTCCTGAACGATGGTCCGACCGCCGGAAACGGTCTTGACGTTGCCGCGCTTGCGGAGGCGGAACAACAGGGCGTTGTTCTTCGTGATGTTGTCAGCCAGCTTCCCGGTGCGATTGCGAAGCGTGGTCGTGACAATTTCCGTGAGAGTGCTTGACGGATTTTGCAGGGCCATGATGTGACTCCAAGAGGGTTACGAAGTTGTCGCGGCGCGCATCGCTTGCCGCAATTGATCGCGCAGGGAGAGGTCAGGGTTCGCTGCAATCGTCGTCGAGACAGTGCCCGCCGGTGATCCGCTGATTGATCCTGCCGCTTTACGCTTCGCATCAGCTTTGGCTCTCGCCTCGGCTGCCCGCTTCGCCTCTGCATCCGCCTGCTGGCGGGTCAGAATTGTGGAACGAACATCAGGGTTCGCATGGCACGCCATGTCGTACGCCTCCTGCATATCCTTAGCCTGTCCCGCGACCAGGAGATGGGCCATGAGCGGCTTCACCTGTTCGTAGAACTCGTTCTTAGGATCGGCAGCGAAGGCTTCGATCATGGCTTGAGCCTGCCCCTGTATCTGCTGATGTTGCTGCTGCTCGGTGCTCGTCAGATGGCCTTTGAGTTGGGCAAGCTCCTGGCGGAGTGATTGCAACTCGGGGCTAACTTGCGGGACGCCTTGCGCAGCTACTGCCAAATCCACTCCAAACTGTCCTGCCAGATGCCGGAAAACGCCGATCTTCTGTTCGGGGCCGGCCGTGCGCAGAATGTAGGCAGTCTGGAGAAGATCCCGAACCGCGCCGGCTTCGTCGCCGCCTTCTGCGCGGATCATCGGGAGGTATGGGTTAATTACGTCTTTGAGCTTCTTGCCGAGCGCCGCGTCCTGTCCGAGCGTCGTGATGCCGCGGTGTGCTTCTTCCTCGCGGCGCGCGATGACGGCCTGAACTTCGGGCGGAATCTTGTCCCAATGCGCTTTTTCGGCGGCTGACCAGGATTGCGGAGCCTTGGCCTTCTGTTCGGTCAGTGCTTCCGCCGGATCGACCTTCGTTTCGGTGGGCGACGAAGTACCGGGTTTTTCACCACTTTCAACGGTGGAAGGCTTGCTGGTATTGGCTTCTACCTGGTCGACAACTTCCGCAGGATCGCCCTTCAGATCGGCGAGGTTCTTAACCAGTTCGTCGCGCAGTGACAGCTCTGTTTCCTGCCCGACTTCGCCCGTTTCGCCCACCTGACTTTCGACCGTCATTTCCAATCCCCGCTTATTTGCATGCGGTACATGCTAGGTAGCGGGAATCCGTGCGGCAATCAATGCATCTGCTGCGGAGGCATGCCTTGCGGTGGAATCGGCGGCGCTTGCGGCGCCTGTTGTTGTGCCGCTGCTTTCTGTGCGGCTTCCATTTGAGTTTGATGCAGGAGCGCCACAAGGCGCGGCAGGAATGCCCCGATCATTTCATGCCCTCCTGAGGCGCAATAGCGCCATGACAATTCTTGCATTCCCGGTAATCTGGAGTTTGACGGCACAGGGAATAGCCAGGATCAGGCATGCCGCAGTCACAATATTCTATTGTGCAACGATGAAGAGGGTTGCCCGCATATTTCTTCCAGAAGCGGCGATTATCCTCATAGAATTCGCGCTGCGATTCAATCGAAGGAACAATCATTTCTGTCTCCCGAGTACTTCGCGCGTAGCCTGCGTCAATTCCTTGCGCAGGTTGAAATCACCGCGGACCTCACCAGCCTGCCGGCCGACGCGCTCATTGCCCACTTCGGTGTAGCCGTTGCGCTTCAGGAAATCACGGTGTGCGCTCCGGCTGTTGATGACTGGCGGCTTGCCCGTCGCAACGTCGATTGCAACGGCCTGATACGGGCCGATGTCGGGCGCTACCATGGGCGCCACAATCTTGCGACTCATGACGGCATCGCAGCAGACTGGCAGATCCTTGTCCCGCTCAGCAATCGTGCGGAACACATCTTCCTCATGACCGCACCCGCAACACTCAACCCGATACATCGGCATTTCATTCCCCTGAAGTGGCAGCATTTGCCGCGCTGATCTCGGCGGCGTCAAGCGTCGCGCCAGCCGAAATCTCTGCGGTCTCAATCTTCGTGGCAGCGTCGATCTTAGCCAGCACCAATTTCATCTGCCCCTCGAACATCATCTTCATGCGCTCCATCAGCATGTCGTTATGCATCTGCATGGCGCTGCGCTGCGCTTCGAGTTGCTGTTCCTGAGCCGCCTGCTGCGCCTGCGCGCGCTGCTCCATCTCTGCCACCCAGGCGTCCAACTGAGCCTTGCGTTCGTCGTTCTGGCGCTCCATGGCGAGCTTCTGCATTTCGATCTGGCCGCGCATCTGCTCGGCCTGCATATCGCCCTGCTGCTTGCCCTGTGCGATCTGGAGTTGCGTCTGCGCCTTGATCTGCTCCGGATTGGGCTGCGGATTGTTCTGCGCCTGCTTGGCGCGCTTCTCAAGCGCGTCCACCGTTTCCTGCAGGCAGGATTCCATCTGCTTGCCAACAGGGAACGCGCGAACGGCGAACATGAGCATCTGCCCGAGCAGCGGCATCAGCGACGGATCGGCGCCTTCTGCCGACTTGAGGAACCCGCCGACGGCCGTCAGGAATTCCGTGCGGTCCTGCTTCTCCTGCATCTGATCCATTTTCAGCGTCGAATCGGTCTCGATGTCGAGCCGGAAATGACGCATATTCGAATCGCGCAGGAGCTTATCGACTTCTTCCCACGTCGGTTCGCTGAACGGCTTTTCCATGTCGTCGGGAAGCTGACCGCCTGCCTGCTGGATCATCTGCGCGATCTGCTTCTCCTGCGCGGTCATAAGCGGATAGCCGGAAATCTCCGCAAGCGTCTTGATGTCGAACTGGTTAGCCAGAACCTCAGCCACTAGCACGACGACATCCCGAGCGAAGCGCTGAACCTCGGCCTGCATGTCAACAAGCCGGATCGATGCCCAATTGCTCTTTATCTTCTGCGCGCCGTATGTCTCATCAGGGTCCGTCGAGCCGCGGATGATGTCGGCCATGCCGGTGATCTCGTACAGGTCCTGTTTGACCTTCTCGCGCGTGTCGTAGAGGCTCAGGAGCGTCTGCGCAATCATGTCCATCGGCAGGAGTTCGACCGCGCCTTTCATGCCGCCCTTCTCGGCGAACGCCGCCCATGAATCGACCGGAACAAGCCGGTTTTCATAGCCGCCCGACAGAAGCTGCTGCAAACCTGGCGTGCTCGAATCGTAGACGCCGACCACGCGCAGCGCGTCTGCAAGCAGTTTCGCGCGTGAGGTCAGATCGTCAAGCTGGTTCGCCTGATCCTGATACATCGCGTAGTCAGGGACCGGGATAACCGTGTCGTTCGCATGGTTCGGCAGCATCGGTCGCGGACAAGGGAAGAAATCTTCGAGCCCCAGCATGTCGTCGCGCACGTCAAGCGGCTCGAACATCATCCCCTTGGACAGCCAATAGACCTTTTTCGTGCTCTTGTCCCAGATCTCGTAAATCCGGGCCTTTTGCTGGTATTCCGTGACTTCCTGCCCCTTCAGATCCTCGGGCTTGTAGTCGAGCGGCACGCGCCGGCCTTTATCGGCTCCGAAACGCTTAACCAGTTCTTCGCGCGTCAGATAGCAGATGCGCCACACCGCCCGCACTTCCTGCCAGGTACGTGCAATGGTGTGCCCGAAGTCCGACCAGTGCACGTAATCGATGTCAATTTCTTCATATTCGACATCAACGATAGGTTCGCCACTGGATGCGGTCTGCGGCACGTCGGGCGCCTGATTGGCGTCCGCGTCATCGTCGATTTCCGGGCCTTCATTGCCCAGCATGCCCTCGCCACCCTCGGCGAAGTGCGGCACATAGCGAATCCAGACCGTACCGCGGCCCGGCAGCAGGCGATCGGTCACGCACTGGCGCGCGGTCAGGAAGAAATCTTCCTTGTCGAGCGTGAAACTCGTTGCGCGCTCAAGAATCTGGCATGCAACACGCCCGACGGGATCGGCATCGAGGAACCGACGCTGAAAATCGGGCTTCGGATTCTTCGAATAGAGCGCCGGCAGTAGCGTCTGGATATTCGACCACAGCACGTTGTAGCGGCTTTCCTTGCCCTCGCGCGCGTTACGCTCGTCCTTGTACCGGCGCAGGATCTTCTTCGCCTTGGTCTCCCATTCGGAAGCCTTGGATTCGTATAGCTCGATCTCCTTCACCCATCGCGTGACGGTGTTGTCGGTCGAGAGCTGCGTATCGCCCTGTGCGCGCGCTTCAGTCATGATTTCAGCCCGAGATAAAGCCGACAGTGGCCGAGACCGTGCCGCCGACAACGACATTCAGCCCCTTCGAGAAGGCGAACGGCAGCGGATAAAAGGTGCCTGCAACCGGCGTGAAGGTATCGACGATCTTCGTGCCGGTGCCCGTTGCCGCGTCGTCATAGACGGTAATCGTCGGCGTTGCGCTCGCCGCGCTCACGAAGATGCCGCCCATGATGCCGTCGATCCCGCACACGTTGCCCGATGCGCTGATCTGCTTATAGGTGAAGCCTGCTGTGTTGTGGTTCATGATGGTCCTTTAGCGAATGCGCCGCGCTCCAATGAATCCAATTGCGGCATTTGTCGAAGTAGAAAACTGGGACAGCGCAACTAGATAAACCGTTGTCGTCGTTGACAGACTTAGCCTCATTCGGAGTCCCGTAGCGCCGACGCCTAATCCGGTGCCAGCAGAAAACGGAAGCTGCGCAATCGCCCCGCCGTTTGGTGCAGTTGGCATCACAGCTGATGTCGTGGTGACGGCTGCGTCGAGAAGCGATTGAACGGTCGAGCCTGCCGGTACAGTCCAAATTGATCCGTAGACATCCCAATCACCGGCAGTAAGCGAAATAGACGTTACATTTGCTGCAGTGTTAGATGTCAGAGAGACGGGCGTTGCGGAGTTTGTCGCACATCCGGTCGGCGATCCGCCATTTGTTACCTGTGCGCAGATTAACTCACCGATACTCCCTGCATTCGCATTGTCGTTCGTCGTCGTGCCAACAATACCTGCGGTGCTCGATGGCGTGATCGTGCTCGTCGCCTGAAGTGTGGTGAACTTGCCCGCTGATGCAGTCGTGCTGCCGATCGAACCCGGCGAAGCAAAGGTCGCGCCCCCAAGTGTCGCCGCATTGACAGCAGTATTGCAGGTAAATCCAGTGCTTGTGGTCCAGTTCAACGCGCTCGCCGAAGTGCTGCAACTCGGCATGGCAAAGGCTGTCGGCGATGCACTGGCTCCACTGGCATTCGTAAGTACAGTATTGGCCGCAATGGCTGTGATTCCGTTCAGGCCAATGCCGCCCCATGCCGCCACAGTCGTCGGCCCACTTGAAACGATCACCTGTCCGCTTACTGACCCGGCCGGATTGAGAAGTTGTATAGGCGTGAATGTCGTAGCATGCGCCATAATCGATAAAAGAAGCGCTAGCGCGCCAGTGAGTAGCCGTTTCATGCTGAACCACCTCCGATAGTATTGCCCGCGCCGAGATTGTTGACGTTGTGGCTGGTCATGCCAGCATAAAAATTGGATTGCACGTTGACGCCCGAGGATGCCGTATCGAGCTTGATCGCATCTGCGAGCGCGCGGAACACATTGCCGGTGATGACGCCGGCCACGCCGCCCGTAGTGTTGTTGATGTAGATGCCCGTCTCGCCTGTCCCGCTATTGCCGTTCTGGAAGGTGTTGCCGACGATCGTGAAAAGGACCGCCGCGCTGTAGAAGATGCCGAAGCCGTTGGTGATGATGATGAACAGGTTGCCGATGATCATGGCATTCTGGAACTGGCTCGCCATGTTGATGTTTACGTTGCAGGCGAACTGGCTATTAGCTATCGTCAACTGATCAAGTCCGGTGACGCCGGCCGCCACGACGAAACCGTTCTGGCATGCAAAGAAATTGCTCTGATTGATCGTTACGCCCTGCACAAAATCGCTGACAGCGACCCCAAACTGGACATAGCCGATCCAGCATCCGGTGAAGTTGAAAATGACCGGGGGCGCATTGGCGCCGCTAGCTTCGAGTAGCACGCCATATCCCAACTGAGCACCACTGCCGACGATCATCAAGCTCGTGAAATTGATATTTGATACGCTGTTGACGACTACACCATAGGACCAGTAATCCGTGACTTCATAACCGTCCGCACCACGAATCGTCACGTTCGTAATGTCAGACAGCGCGGTCAGTGCCGGGTTGAGGATAGTTCCAACGGTCTGCGTCAGTCCGATTGCTGCGGTGCCTGCCGCGACCTGACCAGTCGTGATCGAAAGGTCGCGTATGTGCACCGAGTTGAATGGGCCATCATAGTTGAGCGTGATGCCCGATGAAACATTAGGAAACGTGATCTCCGTGATATCCACGCCGGAACCCTCGATGATCAATGAGCCGGTCGTCGCTGGGAACGTGAATGAAACGGCCGCTGACAGGCTGAACTTGCCCGGCCCAATGCGTAGACGCTTTCGCCCGGCGACAGCAGCAGCAATGGCGCTATTCCAGGCTGCAAGGCTGTCTGTTGCGCCAGTCGGATCGGCCCCGAAGTCGGTCAGCCAGATTTCATCCTGAAACTTCTCCTGAATCGAGCGTGCGACTGCGCCTGTCGCGCCCTGATTGTAGGAGAGCTTGCTTGACTGGATAGCGGCAGCCGCCGCCACTGCAATATCGGTTACTGCATTGTTTGCCAGTTGCGATGCGCCGACTGAGGAAGCCGGAAGCGGCAAAGGGGCGTAAGTGCCTGCCGGCTGAATGCCGAGCGCGGCCAGCGTCTGGAATGATGGGTCAGCAGCCGCGCCATTGGATGCGAGTAGCGTCCCCGCAACCCCTGGTGTCCCATAGGTGCCAGCACCGAATACTACCGAATGCGCGGGCGCGGCCGACCCCGGCGAGACGCCGAGAAAAGATAACATCTGCACGAGCTTCTGGAGGTCGTTCGTGCTGTACATCAGATGCGCTCCCGAGCCGGTGCATTGGCGTTCTGCTGCGGCCAGAAGATCTCGTTGGCCGTCATGTCATGCAGGAATCGCGGCTTCTCGACCGGCTTTTCGCTCTCGGGATTGCGCCACACGAGCGACATATAGCGGAACGCGTCGGCAGCGTGTGATGTCCAGTCGTGGACCGGATTATCGGTGAAGATCTTTGCGTCCTCATCCCACTCGCGCCGGTAGTTCTTCAGCGATTCAATGCCGAATTCGCAGCGCTTCTCGTCGAAATAGCAGTGCTTGAGCGTGGCGCGCGCGGCCTGAATGCCGTCCTGTACGCTCAGGCTCGGCACGATGAACGACTTCACGCTGAAATCGTTCAGCTGCTCGATGGCGGACCGCGGCGATGCGAAGCTCTTGGGGCGCGCGTCATGCGGCAGCCAGTGCCGGCCGTACCGGTAGGCGATATGGTGAGCATGTTCGGGAATCGGTTCGCCGAGCTTCCATTTCACCGGCTTGCCGTTCTCGCCATACTCCGACACGTCGATCTTGCGGCCGTGAATGACCTCGGCGTAGTGCTTCGGGTCTTTCCCGCTCGCCTTGTAGTGGTCGATAACGCGAATCTCGCCCCAGTGCGTCTGGAAGAACCAGATGCTCGTGTCGTCCGTCCGCCCCAGGTCCCACGCGGTGTAGACGGGCAGCGCCGGATCGTGCTGAACGCTGGTGATGCGCCCTTCGTTCTCCGCGGCGCTCATCTCCATGCCGTAGTAGGCGCCCAGGATCGCAGCATCGAAGCTGCACATCAGCTCCTGCTCGAACATCGCATTGCCCTGATCCTCGCCGTACATGGCAACGTATTCAGAGCGCTGTTCTTCAAGCTCGGCACGCGAGAAACGCCCCGTTTTCAGGACATTGGATACCTCGGCGAACCATTTCGGGTTGTTCTTCGCCATCTGATACATGGCGTGCGCGTGATTCTTGCCCCGCGGTGTGGTGATGAACATGGCCCACCCGCCGTTCTCATCGAGAATCGGCTTGAGATACGCCCATGCGGCCGGATTGCACAGCGCCCACTCCGAAAAGACCAGGCCCGCCGGCGGCGAACCGACCAGGCTATCGAAGTTATCCGAGCCGAGCACCTGCCATGTCGATCCGCATTTGAGCTTGATCATCATGTCGTTTTCCCGCGTGCTGGCGCGCAGCTCGTGCGGGAATGCTTCGTCAATGCGGCGGCGGCCTGTGTGCGGGTTGATGGCTTCCCAGATCGCTTTACGTGCCTGCGATGCCATGGGAAGCATGTGCCAGTAGCTGGCGATACGATCATGAGCAGCAAGACATGTCCAATGAAGGCACACGTCATCCTTGCCCCATCGACGATGCGCAATGTCAATGGCGCGCTTGCAGCCGCCGATCATCGCGTTCCAGAGCCGCCCCTGATAGATACGCGGGCTCCAGTTGTGGGGAATCTCGATCTCACCGGCGGCGGCCACGGCTGTTCCCCAGTCGTTCGTCGAAGAGGTCGCGGTCGTCGTTCATTCCGGCAGTTCCTCAGCCGGCGTCATGCGCAGCCGCACGACTTGCAGCGGTCCACCGTTCGGGCCGCTCACCTCAGCCTGGATCTTGTCGCCGTATTTCTTCGGCGCCAGCTTGGCCGCGCGCCATTGCCGAGCCCAGATCCGCAACTTGATGACCTGCCAATCTTCTGCGGTGGCCTTGTCTGCAAGTTCGACGCAATGATCGATTTCATAATCCTGCTGCGCGGCGCGCGCATCGCTAATCAGGGCAGCAAAATCCTTGTCAGCAGCCATGCGGCGATAGATTGTCGGCTCAGAGGGTGCCCAATCCATCGCGGCGATGTCGCGGATAGATGAGCCCGAGGCCAATTCCTCGCAGATCCGCGACTCGATTTCTTCTGTCCAGTCGAAAGGAGCCGGCATCATTCCACCCGATCAGGAAGATTGAGCCACGCCCCGAACAGATCGGGTCGCTTCTGGGCAGCAAGCCTTAGCTTCGCTCGCCTCTCGTTCGAGAGATAACCCTCTTTTAGAGCCGCCGCCATCGCTCTTTTGATTTCCCAGATGCGTCGCTTGAAAGGATCACCATGGATCGATGCAGCAGTCCGCCGGCCGTTCTCAGCGCGTTGCTCGGGAGAGCAATAAGGCTCGTCGCCACCCTCAGCCACGTTGAGCAATAGTTCTCCTCGCGCGCGCAATACATCTATCAACCGGCGCTCAGCTTCCTGCCAGTTGTCAGTCACTTCAAGGACGCGAACCGAAGGAACGAGCCCAATATCAGCAAGCTTTCTCATCCAGCAATAGACCGGCGTGTTGCGGCTACGGCTGGCCCGAATGTGAGTTTTCAGGCGCTTGGCTGAATCATTGGCTTTACCCACGTATCGGATTGCTCCAGTGCGCGGGTCTATCAAAGCGTAGATTTCGGCCATTTGCGCGCCTCTCACAGCATCCGATACAGCGCTTCGAGCTTCTGTACCATCTCGCCCTCAGCGACTGCCATGCCATTACTGATACGGTGCAGCACGTCGCCGATGTGCGTCTTGACGTGCCCGGCGTGCGACTCGGCTTCTGTCGGTGCGCGCTCTGCGTCAGTCTTGACCATCTGGAAAATGGCTTCGAGATGCGCGGCTACGCGAACATGCAGAGGCTCAACGGAACTTTCGGCGATGGGCGACGTGATATTTGCGCCATCGGCAGACGGTGCAGAGCCCGGCTCGGTTGTAGATTCGACCGCAGCCGGTGCAACGTTTGGGACATCAGCCGATGAGGAGGCAACAGGCATACCAGACTCCGACGCAGTAATGCCCGAAGTCAAACCATCGTTTGGGAGTTCAGCAGCCTGTTGCGGGGCATCCGAAGCGACAGTAGATGTAGGGGCTTCCGCAACCATCGCAGGGGCGCTCGGCGAGGTATCGGCCGTTTGTTGCTCCCCCACTGCGGGCGTGCCAGCCTCCTGAGCCAATTGTGCTGCTGCCTCTGCGACGGGATCAGACATGGTGCTTCTCCAGTTGTGCAGCCCCGTAGGCCGCGTTTTGATAGCCACGCATCCAGGTTGCGAATGGCGTGCTCAGAACCGGATAAGGACAATTGCCCTTGGACATGCCGCGCTCGAAAGCCTCGGCTCCCTCGCGCATCAATGTCTCGATCTGCTCACGGCTCAGCATCGCCAGTTTTCCATCAGGTGGATGCCGAAAATTGTAGATAGCGCCAATCTCAGCGGCGAGAGGATTTGCGCGCGCTCCACCAACAGTAGAGCGGCCAGAAGAGATACAAGGCGCCATAGGCAGCGCAGATGATTCGAAGCCAGAAAGGCATTGTCATTTGCGAGACTCCAGGCAAAGCCGTTGGAATCGCGTAAGGTCATAACCTGTGAGTTCGGCTTTGGATTCAGCCGGGCCAATCCTGCGCGCGGCGACATCAGTACGGGTATAGAGCGGAATCCAGTAGATGCGTCGCTCAGGTCTCATGTCACGCGCGCGGCCACAGATCGGTTGCGAGGTATTGACAATGCCGGATGCTTCGAGTGTGATGAGTACTTCTGCGATGGCGGCCGGCGAAGCGTCAAACATGCATGAGAGCTTCGCCGTCGTGTAGAGGCGACCGGGGATCAGATTCGCCTTGAGGTTATCGGGCGACAGGACAAGTAGGTTTTTGCGTGGTCGCATGTGATTCCCCGATTTGATGTTTATCCGATCAGACGTTTCAGCAGCGACTGGCGGCGATCGAACAAAATTGCCTCTGGTCCGCAATGGCCACTCTCGCGTCTCATACTTCTTGGGTTATGCCTTTGCCTATCCTCACGGCCAGTAACGGGGTCAAACTCCGGGTCTACACCTGGTATAGGCGCAGAACACCATTCCGAAATAGAGCATTTACTGCTGATACTTGGCGGCACGTAGTGCTTGCAGTCTTTGCAGAGTTTCATGCTCATTCCCCGTTGAAAGCCATCGTGCGCAGATGGCGAGCGGCCGATTATTGGACGGAAATATCCGGGATGATCGTCGATGGCTTGAAAATTACCTTGTAGTGGTAGGCGCTCACGTCCGCGGCGTCGATCTGCTCCACGAAGTAGCTGACGTTGCGCGACAGGCCGAGGAAGTGCTTCTTGTACTTGCCAGCGCCTACCTTGCAGGTCACCGAAAGTTCGCCAGAATGATCCGCATTGCCTAGCGAACACAACCCCTCAATCGTCATCATGTAGCTACTGTCGATCGTGTTGTAGAACACAATGCGCCGCACCACTTCAAATTGATCTGCAGCGACTGAAAGGTTCTTCGATGCAACATCAGCCTCACGGTCGCATCCGGCAAGGATTGACAACGAAGCGGCAATGGCGAGAATTGCGATTCTTTTCATTTCATTTTCTCCTTCGGTTGGTCAGCCTAAGTAATGAAAAATGAGCGCTGCGAAGCACAGGAAAGCTGTCATCCCGTTGTCAGCAGCGATCGATGCGAACGCCAAAAACCACACGAAGCCGGTCATGCTTTCTCCTGTTTCATCGGCGTCCACCGGAAATTAGCCGCTCGGTGCGCCTGGACTTCGTCCCACAGCGCCTCTATGGCGTTAGCGTCAAGTTTCTTCTTGCCGCCACTCTTTCCTGCTTTGGATTGCTCGGCGGGAGTGGGGATGCGGGCTGAGCCTTTCATGAAATCCATCCGATCGAAATGTGATGCCACAGCCATGGGATGAGATATGCAAGTCCAAATCCGGCAGCCATGAAAATCACAGCCATGCCAACCAGCAAGCCTGCGACGTAATCCGCCAAAGCGCGTCCGTCCATCACTTGCTCTCCTTAGTCACGCCGCGCCAGTAGTCCGTCCCTACCCATACGCCAATCTTCGATTCGCACGATTCGCGGTCCCATTCACCGTTAGCGAAACGCACGCGCTCTGGAGCCTGAATTACGCTGCCGTCGTTCAGCCGGCGCTCCAGGTCGTACCAGCCGTCACGCACAGGCGGGGTTTTGCAGGGAATCCAGTCGGTCAACTGCATTTGCTTTCTCCTTTCGCCGCGGCCAATGCTTCTTCGATGGTCTCGACAACGTAGATTTCGCCGGTCCATGCGGCGTGAAATTCTTCCTGCTGCGGCGTGAGGCGGCGTTTGCTCTTTACCTTCTGGCCGTCCTTGATCTCGATCAGGATCGTCCGACTGCCGATCGCCACCACCAGATCAGGAAACCCCTGTCCGACCGTGTGCGTCGGCACTACGCGCGCGCCGATGGATCTCAGAGCGGCTACGATCTCCGGCTGGTTGCGATCGGCTTTGGCGGCGTATTTCATCCGTACACCACCCGCTCTATCGTCTCGTTCAGCACCGACAGTTCATCCTTCTTCAGCACCTTCCAGATGCGCTGCTGTCCGTGGATACCGTTGAAAGACCCCTGATGGCAGTCCTTGCACAACGGAATAGCCGTGAACCACTGTCCCTGCTTCAGTTCGTGCGCGTCGCTCGGGCCGGCCGCTCCGCATACGCCGCAATCCATTTCCTTGATCGCGGCAATGTGGGCGCGCTCGTGCGTGTCAGGGGCGCGTTTATTCTTGCTCTGCATGGCTAGGCTGCCTGACCGAAAAATGCTTCGACCAATGGGTCGCGGAATGCCTTGAACGGCTTGGCTGCATGCTCAGCAAGCTTCGCCTCGCGTTCCGCACGCTCTGCCGCGATATCACTGACCGCGTTCTCGCCGAATCCGGCCACCCATAGCGAAGCGTCACTACCGCGGCCCAGGGTTTCGCGGAAACCGGCGATGTAGCACAGACCTTCGTCATGGGCACGCGCCAACAGAGTGCACGTAGCGCTGCGCGTCATACCCAGCAGCTCGGCGATTTCCGATGACGAGCGCGGTGTATCGTCAAGCACGGACTCAAGCTTGGAAAGCGATACCTCATGCAGATCCGGCCGTTTCAGACCCATAGCCGCGCCTTTCTTCTGCACCCCTTGAATCGGACGCCCCAACATGTCTGCGATCTCTTGGACTGGCCGATCTGTCGGGTAAAAATCCGACATGATCTTTTTCTCTTCAGGTGTCCAACGCTTTCCCATCATCGCCCCCACAATGCTGTCCACTGGTTCCTAGAAAGATCGAGCGCCAGTGCGCCGCCCGACCGCTGATCCCTGAACTGAAGGCTTGCTTGGTCAAACCAGAGCTTCAGCGTGCCTTCCCAGGTGTAATGCCGCTGCTTGGCGCAGATAAGAACCGTGTCGGCCAGCGCCTCGATTTCCGCGCGCTTCTCCGGCTTCAGTTCCTTGCGTAGATCGGCTTCCTTCGCCTTGTTCCGGTGGACGATCAGAACGTTGTCCACCAGATCGGTAATCTCACCGGCCCCCTTCAGATCGAATTTGTCCGGCACGTTCGATTCCTTCTCGCTCTTGCGCGCGTGGTGCACCAGGTGGATGTGCAAATCCGTGTCGCGCGCCAGGGAACAGAGTTCGTCTACGAAATTCTTCTGGCCGGCGTAGTCGTCTGGAGCGATTCCGCACTTCAGCAGGCTATCGATCACCATGTGCTTCACGCCCAACTCGTTTCGGCAATAACGGGAGACGGCCAGCATCCGCTCGCGCTTGACCGTGCCGACGTGGTTGTAGATCCACAGCCGGTCATCAGTCCATTTACCGAAGTCGCCCAGGAATTTGGCCGTCGCCTTCTCGACGCACGCAGCCTGGCGCGCAAGGCGGTCCAGCGTGTCGATCGGCTTCATTTCCATCGAAGCGATGCACACGCGCTCGCCGTGGGTCATGCCATGCAACATCACGTAGCCAAGCACCGCGGACTTGCCATGACCGTTTACGCCGCCCCACAGGCTGACTTCACCCGGGCGGAACGCCAGGTCTGTGCCGACCGACGACCAAGGCGTCAGCAGGCCATACGTCTCGTCCGACTTGTCTCCATGTAGGCGCTCGATCAGTTCCTCGGTGAAGTCCGAAGCGCGGCGCACGTCGGCGCGACCGTCGTTCTTGTCGCTGACGTATGCATTCCAGTCGATGTTGTCCGGAATCATTTTCATTGCTGGTTCTCCCGGGCGATTTCAACCACCAGTTCCATCGCCTTCTCGTAAGGAACCGGGAGATCGCGACCGATCTCATCCCACAGTTGTTTTTCGATAACCTTGCCTTCAGTCCATGCCCGGATGTGGTTAGCCGGTGAGGCGCGCTCAGGCGTCACCACCATCGGAAACCAGTCGAACACCGCGAAGTCCGTCACCGTGCGCATTTCGCCGCAGTGCACGCGCGGGCCTTCCGTGAACGTGAGCACCATCGTTTTCGGCACGCCAGCAGCGATTGCGGCTAGCTGCTTCAGCACTGCCGAGAATGGCAGCGCCTGCGACACGAACACCTCGACGTCCAGACCGGCGATGCAGTGCCAGTCGTACTTCACGCCCGAAGTGGCTTGCAGCGTCAGGTTGTGATATTCAAGCGGACCAATAAACGAGATCAGGA